TTAAAAGATAATATGTCTTTTTCATCACCCAAAATATGTATATTTTCTAAATATAAAGCAACATAAACTATATCTGAACCATAATAATCAATAATAGTATCATACCCTTCTTTTCTAATGTATTGGTTGATAAAACCACTCAAAGAATCCCTATGGTGATAATCTGGACTATCTTTTAACTTATTTGCTAATTTACTCCATTCTTGTTTAAGTAATATATTATTAAACGCCATACTAGAATTTATCTTAACAAATATCGTATTATCACCAAACTCACCAACACTATATTTGTGGTTTCTATCAAAAAAATATACACCTGAACCATATGTTCCATCCTGAGATACCCTAAAAGACCCACCTTCAAGTTCTTTAGACTTTGTTCCATGGTATAGTATTTTTTTAATATCAGAATTAGGGAAAATAGTATCTAAATAACCAGAGTATAACTGTTTAAGTCTAACTTCATTCTCACCACCATTAAATTCACTCAAATATCGTTGTTCTATTAATAAATTAACTTTTCTAATATTTTTTAGTTTATCTAATTTTCGCATTTTTATTTTATTATAAATATTACTATAAAATAAAAAAACCACCTAAAAAGATGGTTTTTATATTTATTTTTTATGGGTTAGGATAATATATTTTTAAATATTAGAATAATAAGATTGCTCTATCAAACCTAAGAGTTGCTGTAATCTCAGCGATACCATCATCCTCAAATGATAAATCACCAAATCCTACATTTGTAAGCATAGTTCCATCTAATAACCATTTCTCGATAACAACACCTGTCGGGTCAAGCATTTCTAACTCAACTGGTCTTTTATAACCAGCAGCGTAACCTTGACGACCTGTGATTGATTCAGAGTGAAGACGAACCCATTCCATAATTGCTTGAGTAGCAGAAGGACCAATTGGGTCACGGAATGTAACGTCAATTGCTTCCCAAGTAAATCTACCAATAACCCATGTAGATGTGTTTAGGAAAGGAATCTCAACCTCATTTTGTGTTATTGAAGGTCTAGATGCTGAAGATAACCACCATTGTTGGATACCTAAGTCAGCTGGAAATGTAATTAACCAACGATTCTTTTTCTTAGGCTCGTATGGTAGGGGCATTTTCATTAATAAATCAGCCATAATTTTTGTTTTTTTTAAGATATGTATTAGTACCTTTTTTTTGGTAATAAATTATTATTTAATTATAAATATCATGAAAGAAAAAAAATTGAAGAAAAAATAAAAATTATTTTATTTTCTAAGTATTTTATTTAACACGGTATCCAAATTTAATGTTTTATCCTTTGAATATTTGTTAAAATTTGTAACGATTGATTCAATATTATCATGTAGTTTTTTATCTGAATCAACCATACCTTTATTCCCCAAATCATCGATAATTTTATTCTTCTCATTAACATTTGTCATAATTGAATAAATCTTAGATAATACTTCTTGGTTATCTAACGCTCTATCAGCTAAAAAACCGTTTTGACCTTTCATTGGTAATCCAATTAATTTTCCGAACGCCAATATGGTGTCATTATCAAAATTGAATGATACTTCTTTTTCTTCGTTTAAAAAAAGTCTATTGTATTGTGTTTCTGTAATTATAAGCTTCATAATAGTTGTTTAACATAAATATCTTATAAAACAAAAAAAGCTCCCACTAAGGAAGCCTTTTTGTTTTGTTTATTTTTTATTAGATGTTATCGAAAGATGCACCAGTGTTCATAATTACGAACTCTAATTGGATGAACTCTAACGCTCTAGTTGGTTTCAAGAATATCTGACCTGTAAGTTGATTTCTATCGATATCTTCTGGGTCATTTGAAAGAACCACTCTAAAGTCTGTAAGACCTCTTTCAGCTCTAATATTATCTAAGATTGGGTTAACCAATGATAAGAATTGATTTCTTACAACACTATCGTTTTGTTCGAATAACAATCTGATAGAAACAGCAGAGATAAGTTTTCTAGCTTGTAACAATAGTCTTCTAACGTTGATTCTGTCAAGAGCAGATTCTTTAACTTGAAGAGTTTTATTACCCCAGATTTTAACACCATCTGATGTGAAAGTTGCAATTGGGTTAACTCTATTTTCGTATAACGCATCTCTTTCAGAAAGAGTAAGTTTTTTACGAGCTTGAATACAGTCAACATCACCTCTTTGAATACCAGCAACAGCAAACCATGGGAATGCAATGTTGTCAGTTAACGCGATGTTTCTAACTACATCTCTTGTTGGCGGCATCCAAATGTAAACATTATTTTCAGTATCGTTTACTTGAATCCATGGCCAATAAGTACATGAGTAGTTACTATCGAAAGAACCATCAGAATAGAAATCTGAAATTTCTTCAGCTGACATAACCTCACCACCAGCATTTGTATCTGGGGTTGTTAAAATATATAATGAGTCAGCTCTATCAGTTTCAACCATTTCAATAGCAGCCTCAATTAAGTTACTGTTATCAAACGTATCAATACCTGGAGTTGCAAACACATTAATATTAACTGCTTCTGGGTTTTTAAATGTCCAAATAGCTTCTAAATATGCGTAGTAATCTGAATTAATACCTAAATCACCGTTTGTAAGTGTTCTATTAGTAAAAGCACCACTATTTAAACCTTTAACACCATTAGTACCGTTGATTAAGAATGAGTCTAAGTTACTTCTTCTAGTTCTGTATATATCCCATCCATCAAAACCACCATAAGGTGCAAATGTAAATTTACGCGCATATATTTTATTATATGGGTTATTAGCATCTGCTACAGCAGTACTGTTAAACGCAGCGTCACCAGTATCAAATAAGAATATTGGATTATATGTATCACCACTATTGTTAATCACAACAAATACATTGTCGATTGTAGCGCCAGTAGCATTAACGTCCATATGGAAACCTTTTGTAAGACCAGTCCACATATCATAAGTTTGTCCTACAGGAACCCCTTTATAATCAAAGAAATCCGAATCAATACCTACAGTTTCAGATAAACCTAAATAATATTTACGTTTATTTTCAAATGTACCATAAGCTTTTTTATACTCAATAGCAGGGTTAACAACTGTTGTATTACTATTTTCTTGGTAATCTCTAATTGGGAAACCTACGAAACCAGCTGGAACCATATCGCTAGTATCTGAATCAGTATCCATCTCAATAAGAACATAAGATGATTTAGATGGGTATTCACCATCAAGTGTACCTATTCTTCTAGCAACGTAATTATTAGATGTTGGGCTCATAGTACAACGACTGAATGTTTCCAATACAGTTGGTTGAGCATCAGTATCGTAGAATCCTCTAACAACAACATCAAATTCACCAGAATCTAAATTAATATTTCTAATAGATATTTTAAATTGTTCGTTAGCAGCGTTACCGTCTGATATTGTCCAGAATCTAAATAATCTAAATAAGTTAGTACCACGTAATTCAGAAACTACATAAGGTGTAACTGCTGGTTGGTATTCTTTTTGATAATCAGAAAAGTCTCCACTATAATTCACAAGACTTAAATTAATACCAGCTATTTTTTCAGCAGCGTTTAAATCAGTAAACATATTGTTATAGAACTCTTCAACAAAAATTGCTGTTGTTCCATCTTGAGCTTCTCTACCCAATACTCTAGTAATGTAGTTTTGTTTTGTTTTATCAAACGATAATACATAACTAAAAGCACCTTGAGTATTAGATGTACCAGTCAACGCGAAATCACCTAAAGCGTCACTATTTGCAGCGGTATAAGTAGGGTTAAAACCTAAATTACCTGTAGCCGCACTAACTTCAAAGTTAGGTAACTGTGTAGCTGAATTTATTGTACCTCTAGAACGTAATAAAGTTACCAACTTGTTTTCAACATCAGAATATGCTGAACCAGAATAAGTAACTGTAGCACCTGTTGTTGTACCAGTTGTATATAAACCAGTAGTACCGATTGAATTAACAAATAAATTAAATGATACACCACTATAAGTAGCACCTGTTTTTTTGTACTCTACATCTATAGATGCGACATTACCTGTAGCACTGAAAGTACCCAATATATTCAATGGATTTACTAAAGTACCATCATTATATAATTGTTGAATTAAAGGTACGTTTGAAACAACACTAACAACTTCATCAGTAGCGCTTATTGCTGTATATGAAATTATAGGAGTGTATGTGGTTCCTGATGAAGTTACCCCAACAGTATCAGGGTCTAATGTACCTTGTAATGTTATACCCCATGCTTTACCTGCATCATATCCAGAAAACCCTAATACTCTAGTTACGAATAATTGGTTTGATTGAGATAAATACGATTTAGCGATATAAGGTAATTCATATCTTGGTGCACCGTTATCTTTTACTCTAGTAGCGTTTTGGCCACCAAAAAAAGATTGGAATTCGCCATAATTGCCTACAAAAATTGGTTGAAATGCAGGACCTATTGTAGTCTCCCCAACTAAACCAAGAGTTGTAACGCCAATTTGACGGGTAATAAAAGATAAGTCTTTTTCTGAGGTATAAACCCCTGGACTTACGAACACTTTTGTTGCCATATTTTTTTACTTTTTAAGTGATATTATTAAATTTAATGTTTTGTTTTATAATAAATATCACTGATTTTTCAAAAGTGGGTTTGTAAAAAAATAATAATCACTTTTAGTATGATTTTTTTCATACTTTTATCATACTTATAGGTAAAAGACATATGAAAAGGGATAAAAACATAAAAATAACACCTTTAACCCATGAACTTCTTAAAAAATATTGTGAAGAAAATGGGTTAAAGATGTTTCAATTTGTTGAAAAGCTAATTAGAGAAGCGTGTATACCTAAAAAAGACTTATATGGTGAATAACTCTACCTACCAATCTCTGTTATTCTAAGCCACATTGAAGTGGCTGTATTAGCAATAGTTATACTATCGTCAGCTGAATCTCTACGACACGCAACAACTATAGATTTAGCTGTGGTATTAGAATTTGTGTATCTACCAGTAAGTGGAAATAAAACACCAGAACGAAAACCATTAACGGTACTTTGATTTGAATATGTTATTTCAGCACCATCAACTTTTATTCTAGAAAAATATGAATCATTACCAGTTCCACTCTCAAAAGTATAATCTGACAAATGATAGTGAATCACCAAATAACTATTAGAACTTAACGGTGTATAACTATACGTTAAAAAATCTGTATCAGAAGTACTAGTAGCAACAGTTGTTGTACTAATAGTTACTTCGGTATTACTTAAAATAATATCATTAATTACCTGACCAGCTCTCCATGCGTTTGGTTTTATAAAACCAGTGACAACCATGTTACCAGATGTGTCGACAGCCACCTTAACAGCTCCACCTGTCTCATTTAACTTATTCGTAATACGAACCAACTGTCCACTTAAAACATCGAAGCTACCATTCCAACTATCAATACCGTAGTTACTATTGTTTGCGTAATACATTAAAAGCCCTGGTGTATCATTTGCACTATTATCTAACAATATATCACCAGTAGCATAACCAGCTTTTGTAAATGTTCCATTACCTAAAAAAGTTGTACCAGTTATTATTGAATTACCATTTATAGTCAAACCCGTAGAACTAGTAATAATACTTGGCGTTGTTATTGTTGTTGACGATATTGTCGAAGCTGTTAACCCACCTTGTAATCTTGTATCACCAATAACGTGTAATGAGTGTGTTGGTGATACAACGTTAATACCTATTCTACCTTCTGTTTGAGCACTAACACTAGCATTACCGCTAGTAGCACTATAAGTACCAGAACCAAACAGCACACCACCAATGTTAATTCTATTTATAATACCAGCGTTTAAACTAACATTATTACCAATAATTATATTATTATAACTAAGACCACCAGCAAGATTATAACCAGCTTGGTAACCTAGAAATATAGAATTATTCGCACCTGTAGCACCTCTACCAGCACTAGTACCTATAAATATTGAATTGTTAGCTTGCATTGCACCTGAACCAGCATTAGTACCTAAAAAGTTTGAACCAAAAGCATTTGTTGCACCTGAACCAGCATTAAGACCTAAAAAGTTTGATTGGCTTGCAGTTGTTGCACCTTTACCAGTTCTATTACCTAAAAAATTTGAAGAAGAAGCACCTGTTGCACCATACCCAGCTTCAAAACCTAAAAAGTTTGAAGTATTCGCACCTGTAGCACCAAACCCACTATCAGCACCAAAAAAGTTAGAATAACTAGCGCTTGTAGCACCTGAACCAGAATTTAAACCTAAAAAATTTGAATAAGTTGCACCTGTTGCACCCCTACCAGCGTTTAAACCTAAATACACACTATTATTGTTACTAAAATTACTTGTACTTGGGTTAGTTGAATATAGTGTAGTACCAGAAGTGTTTATTGATATTGGTAAATTTTCATATGTTGTAGCTGAAATTGTCGTAGCTGTCAAACCATTTGTTTGAATAGTTGTTCCAGATATATAACCATCAGCTTTTATAACTGATGTTGTATTTCCAGCTGCGTTAATTCCTTCAAGTAAATTAGTTACGTTATCAGCATTACCAGTACCATTTTTAATAGATAATGCACCTTCTGCCGAATTTGTTACAATCTCAGGTGTTGCTGAATTATCATACGCTTGTTGAAGTGTAGTGGTTGAAATACCACCAGTTCCACCTACTGTTTCACCAAATTTTGATGCAAACGTAATTTTGGCTTGTGCTATATTACTTAAAATTGTTGCATCTGACCTAACAGATAATATTGCAATTAATACTGCGTTATCCCTAAAGTTTGAAAATGTTGTAAATGCTTCTGTATTAACCGCTGCAATTGCTGTTGTTAAATCAGCATATTTAGTTTGACCATATTGTATCCTAAATTGACCATTTTGTAACAAATATATTCTTTGGTTTGTCGCTTGTTTTGCTGGACTTCCAATTGAAGTGACTACACCATTTAAATCATAATTTGCTGGGTCTATTGTAGTTCTATTGGTTGCTGTACCACCTGTTTGTGTTCTATATTGAAATGTTGTTGGTGAGTTTCCTGATACACTTATACTACTTGGGTTAAGTTGATTTGTCGTAAACCCAATACCTAACCCAAATAAAGTTCCACTACTAGTATTAAATGTTAGATTTGAATTAGGGCTTGGATAAACATTTTCATTTATTAATTTAATCGGTGTAAACATATCACGAAGTTGTGATAATGGTGATACGTCTAAATCGGGTTCGTTAAATGCGTTAATAAGACTAGTTCTATTACCATGACCCATTTTACCCAAATAAATATTTTGTCTTCTTTGTTGCGGTGTTGGAAATGTTGTCTGTTGTGTTATAGTACCAGCACTAGTAAGTAACAGGTATGTTTCTGTTGCCGTATTATAATAAAGTGATGGAATATTTGTTTGACCAGAATACTTAACATAAAGAACTTCTGGAACTAAAGGATTTGTTGTATTGTCAACCAACCAAGCATCTACTGGTGCAACGTTAAATGTGTTGCTTGATGCCAACGTTATTCCAGTAAAATTAAAAACACCTGTTGATATCGTATTACCCAACAAAACGTTTACCTCTTTTTGTGTCAAACTTTGTACAGCGTTTTCATTAGTAATTTGAACTAATATTTTACCTGTTGTTGCATTTGATTCCAAACAATAACCAACGGTTGAAACCCTTGAAGTGTATGCAATATCATTTGGGTCGTTGGTTAAAGCCCCATCAATAGTATCAGATAAAAATACTTCATCACCAGCTGTAAATGCACTTGTATTTAAATCTCTAACAACACCAAAGTTTGTCATAAACCCAAATTGACCACTAGGTATGTCGTGAGTTGCAACACCTGAACTTTGTGCTACACCCTCAGTAAATACGGTTCCTAATTTTGATGCGTTAGCCAACGCAACTGTTGGTGTACCACCTGTTATAGTAGACCCTGTAATATGTAAAACTTGACCATTGTTGATTTGGTATCCTAAATTATTGTAAATTTTAATTAAACTTTCTTGACCCAAATTTACCGTAACATCATTTTGATTTGTAACAGGTTTATAGGATAAAGCGTTTTCAGTTGAATCAAAATATAGTGTACCACCAGTTGGTGATGGAACTATTGGTGTAGTATCAAAATCTAAATAATTAACAGTAAGACCGCTAGTAAAGATAGTATTACCATATACAGTACCACCAGACAATGGTAAATAATTTCCAAATATTGATGAACTTGAATCTGAAAAAGGTACCCAATTAACTAAACCATCTTTATTTATATACATATTCCCAGTATCAACATCGATATACACACACCCTCTTGTTGCTATGTGTATTGGCATACCATTACCACTTTGATAAAAAATGGTACCTATTTGAAAAGACCTAATATTTTGAGACATATTTTTTTTATTTTTTTTTTTTATTGTTATAAACTAGTTAAATTTATACATTGAGCGTCCGTTAATAAAGTTTTCCAAATCGCAATCATGTCAAATCTAGCAGTACCGTTTTCACTTAAACTACCAAAATCAATTTTATCTAAATTAGCGGTAAAATCAGTAGGTGTTGCATAAGAATGTTCAAAAAATAACACACTATTTATAAAAACTTTTATTGATGTTTGTGAATATTTTATTATTATATTCTTATTTGTTTGTGAATTAGGTGGTGTAATACTAGCATTAGTCACTGCAACATTATTTTTTGTTACAGTGTATTGACAACGACCATCGATTCCAACACAAAATATAGAAATACTGTTAATATTTGATACACTATTAACAACCCTAAATATATTTCCTCTCTGTAATTGGTGACCTTTAATTAAAATAGTCCCTTCGGTTTGACCTATTAAAGAAGTAACACCTGTTTTAGAAATAACGTCAGAATTCCTAGTAATTGTCGATGTTATTGTAGGTATGTACGATGTAACGTTTGCACCAGTACTCCTAGCCTCTCTTTGTGTTCCAAATAAAAACACACCGCTAGACCCATCTCCTGAAAAAGAAAGAACATCGTTATTATTAGCGATAATAACTGTAAAAATAGAACTTGGACTACTCCCTTGGTCTATTGTACACCTATACCAACCATTACCATAATTTTCAATTTTAGGGTTTTGAGTTACAGTACCTATATTACCTATATATCCATCTTTAACATTAAAATAAGTACCCCTAGTTTTTGGCGCGCTGGTTGAATGACTTGTTAATAATATCCAATCATAACCACTAGCTTTAGCAAAAACAGAATATGTGTTGGCTGATATAGCTTGAGAACCTCTAGCAACACAATGAGTAGCGTTGTTGGTTGTAGGTACAATTAAAGACGCGTTCATTATCCCATTAGGTGATATCCCCCAATAATCTAAAATATCAATTTCATTATTAAGACCCCATACAGCATTAGAAAAATCTTCACTATATGTCATTAAATTTGTTCTCTGCGGTTCAACTAATATGGTAGGACAACTACTATCAGTGTAATCAATTTTTGGTATGTTAAAACCTGTTATTGTGTTATAATATTCTTGAGCTTGCTCCCCTAAAACAAGTTGAGCACCCCAAATATAAACTCCATCAACACCATTTCCTGTTGTTTTTGTATTATCACCTAAACAAATACCAATTCTATTATTAGTTGTACTAGTTGATAACCTAGTCACAAACCCTACCCTATACCAACCATCACTAACTGGTAGAATAAAAGCGTTTGATATCACCGTACTATAATCATAATCTGTTATTGTACCTGCTGATAAATTAACAGTAATATATGCTGGGTTAGTACCTAAGGATGTTGCAACAGCGGAATAAATTCTAAC